TTTAGCTAGTGAACTTCTTAGCATTAGTTGAAGGTAGTGAGAACTATTAAACCATTCTTTATACTCATCTTGTCGTTTAGTTGCTAAGTGATTAAAATTTCTTTTTATGTAATTAAAATCCAAATCAATCGCGACACCCAGACCAATAAGCTTAGACTCTCCTGCACCAATAACTACATCTTCACTTGCATATAAATCAACACACGCACTATGTTTACTACCCTTTGTGGGCTTTTTTCCATTTTTTAATACTTTAAACATCATGTTATTCCTTTTAATTCATTACTATAATCACTTATCTTTGTGATCTCATTTTGCGTATTATCTTTTTTACCTAATCGTAATTGATACTTTAAGATATTACCTTTTAGAAAACCTTTATACTCTTCAGGGGTTAAAGTTTGTTTTATTATGTCAATTGCTTCTACACCTTCCCATAATTCGTAATGGGTGGATGTTTTATTTTTTACTTTGTTTATATCTGCCATAATTTTAACCCCCTTCTTTTACCCTTCCATTGGTCAAGCCCCACTAATCTACGTGTTAACAAAGCATCCTCTTTAGTTAAACCTCCTAATTGTTTATATTTGTCTCTACTCCCTGTAGCATCTGTAATTAAATAAGCCGTATAACTAAACCCTTCCTCGTCATATTTAGATTGAGATGCTTTTATAGTTAACCCTGTTTTACGATAGTGCTCTACTGCTTTACCCTTAGTGATGGCACGGGTAAGGTATATATGCAATACATCTTCAAATGTTGCATTATCGGGTAGTAATTTAACGGAAGTGCCTGTAAATACCCCTTTTTCTATATCTAAACCTACTCCTTCCATACCAGGGATGTCATCACTACTATCTCCAGCTAAAGTTTGAAGCAATACAAATCTATCAGCATCCTCTTTAGATGTCTTATACACCTTACGGTGTGCTGAATGATAAAAGTAATTATTACCCTCTACACCATAGATAACATCTTTATCCCCAGATGCTATAGGGTGTCCTCTCCTAGCATAATACGCTACTACATCATCCGCTTCTACACTCTCAACTATTAACCCCGTAGATTTAGCATATTTCTTTAAATCTATGAGTTCTTTAGTTTGTTCTTTATCTAATCTTTTTATTTTATAATTAGGGTATAAGTCATATCTAAAGTTAGTTGATGGGGTATAGACTAATATATAATCTTTGAATGTTATCATATTACCTAAAAGACTTTCACGTTTACACTCAGCTACTACACCTGCTACAGTAGCTTCAAAAGCTTCATTCATACAAAATGATATCTTATTGCCTACAAAAGTACCTTCCATAGGAGTACAAAAGTCTACATTTGCAGGACTTAGAGCGGTGTAAAATATTAAACTATCCGCATCCACATATAATGTTTTAGTAGGTGTAGGTAGTAATGTCTCTAATTGAATAAGATAAGCACGTTCTCCGTCCATATCTACATTACCGTTAGTAATATCATCTCTTAATTGTTTGATTCTTTTTTGTTGTTCTAATGTCATATTAATTTCCTTTTAATCTAATTCTAAATAATGATAGTGTGCTATCTGTATGTATCTAGCTAAAGTATGGGATATTTTAAAATCAAACATTAAAGCCTCTATAAATAATACCCTGTCTGTAAAGTTATCATACTGACCGTTTTTTATTTCTGTAAGTATACGTTTCATTTGACTCATAGTTTTACTCCTAAATCTTGTAAATGTTCATCACATAACTGTAAATACTTATCATAATCTAAATCTTTTGGTATGTAATCCGTTAAATCCATCATAGGTTTAGCACCATCACTTTTAGGTACTTTATTACCTGTTTTATAAAATATTTGTTTACCATCTATTGAGTAATACCATCTAACAACTTTACCCAGATATTTAGTATCTTTTGATTTTAATACTAATTCTTTGTGATGATTGTCATTTCTTTTTTCTAATGCTTTATTTTGTTTAAGTTGTTTAAGTTGTTTAGATATGTAATTATTATACTCATCTGTATTAGATAATTTTTTACCTTCATAAAATACAGCACCACCTTTTACATTTCTACTAGATGTAAATCTAGCTACATCTTTACAATTATATAAGGTTTCTTCCATGGGTATATTTTTAGATAAATAATCCCTAATTGCTTCAAAAACAATAGGATATTCATTATTTTTTTCAAGTATAGGTTTTCTCTCTTCAGGGTCAATATACACACCTTTAGCTTTTGCTTCACCGTTAGGGTACACCGCAATATAATTATTAACATCTCTTGCAAAAAGAGCGTTATATGTACCGTATTCCATTACCATGTTAGTTTTAGATTCCCATTCAGATACTATACGTTCTAGTTTTTTTCTACTTAATATACCCTTATCTCTTAGAACCTCTACACCATCCGTATTAGATGATACAACTTTAAAACCGTGATATTCTAACTCTTCAATCAACATAAGTAAATATAATTGTCCCGTAAATGTGACCGTTAATAATAAATCAGGGGAATATAAAAAACTATATTTATTTCCAAACTTACCATAACTACCATTTAGTGTAATTTTTAAAACAGCATCCGTTACTTTTGCTTCTTCTCTTTGTTCTTTAGATAATGACATATCTTTTGAGTCTTTTTTAGCTTGTAATCTCTGAGCTTTAATACTAGCGTATACCTTTAAGAATGTTTTAGTTAATTGTTCAGGGTATAATTTTAGATCAATAATCAAGGAAGGATAATAACTAGCTACATCTACGTTAGATAATATCTCATCTTCTTTAGGTATGATAACTAATGATTTTTCTTGAGAGTGTAACCCACCTAATCCTATATTATATGTAGTACTCCCTATTTGTATAGTTTCTTTTTTTAACCAGTCAGGTAATAAAGGTGCCCCATTATCTCCTAATTTAATAGTAGTATTTTCTAACTCTTCTACTATCCAGTTTAATATACTATCTCTGAATTGTATAACTTTAGGTGCTTTATATCTTATATTTTTATTAGTGTCGCCTCTTTTTACCGTCACACCTTTTTTACTTAACTCTTCTCTAAATATAGACTCAGCTATTTGTGCATCTGATTTACTCATAACATCAATATTATATTTTTTACCTATTTTTCTTCTTAAATCTAACATAGGTAAAAGTTTATTATATAAATTAAGTGTTAAGTTTAGATCATTAACATTATATTTTTTAACCTCTAAAGCTTCATCTATTGTTACATCATCGTGAGGGTCATAAGGTAAATCTTGTAGTTTTTGTGAGTTTAATCTAGCACCATATAGTTTTAATGATGCTTGACCTGGTGCTACATCTATAAGGTCAATAGATTCAAAGTATTTTTCTACACTTAACTCTCTATATACCTGCCAATATTTTATCTGGTTTTCAATTATGTATTTAGATTTTTTGTATATTTGAGTAGTATTTTTACCTTGTAACATTAAAGTTAAAATAGGGTCGTCATAAGACTTTGAATTAAAACCTACTAATTTATGTAATTTGATAATTCTTTTTATACATCTTATTTGTAAACCCGTAAAAGGATTATTAAAAGTTTCATATTGTCTTTTAAGTCCTGTTTTTACATCCTTAAAACCTACTAACATATAATTAGGATGTACTTCTATATCATATACATAAATCATAACCTTACCTTCTTAATAATCTCTTTACATTGAAATGATGGAGTCTTTAAACCCACTCTAGTTACTTTAGCTACTGTATTACCTGTAGGTGTAGGAACTACTACAAAATCCCCTACTTTTATACTTCTTTTACATATATAAGTATAATCTTTTGTGAAATCTGAATGAAACTGTACTGATATAAACATAACTATCTACCCTCTCTATACAATAATTTATACTCAAAACTACATACTATCTCATTAGTCTCATTTTGCTTAAACATAGAAGGGTAAAATTTTATTAACTCTTTATCATCTAATAAAAAAGTATGTTTACCGTGAACATCCGTATACTTGTAATCTACTCTATCTTTTACCTCAGAGTATTTATATACTTTACCCGTTACCTCTTCTATAGTTTGCATAATAACGGACTTTTTTAAGTCTTTTAGATATTTAGATGCTTTCAATAAAGTACCTTCGTAACTACCTACTATAGGTTTTATATATTCAATTATCATAATTTTTTCTCCATTCTAGTTATTGCCTCATCTAAAAAATCTACGGCTATTTCTAGCTGACATTTAATAGCACCTAAATGACATAATCTTAGTTGATTCGCTACTCTAGCTTCTACATCTTTTTTAGCTCTTATAATATGAGGTAAAACTCTTTCATATGTATGGCTCATTTTAAGCTCCTTATATTAACTTAGTTGGACACTCTCTAAAGAACTAAGAGTGTCTTATAAATTAATCTCTACGACTTCTACGTGTACGAGCAGGTGCTTCATCTTCAGTTTCCACAACTCTATCTCTACGACTTCTACGTGTACGAGCAGGTGCTTCCTCTGTAGACTCTTCATCTTTTTCAAGTTGAGGGGTATCGAAGCCTTTAAAACTACCTCCGCCCTCCATAGCTTGTACATCCTCTTCAAACGCATAAGGTACAAACTCAGCTATTTGAACACCCGTTAGCCATATAGTAGCCCCGTACTCTTTACCTTGCTCCCATACAGTCATATTACCAAATACTTTACCAGTTGAGCCTTTACCAATACCTGTACCTTCAGGTAAAGATACTTTATTCCCTCCAGCATCATACACATTGATAATTCTATCAGATACCTCACCTGTTTTTTTATTTTCAATCTCAGTAGAGGCTTTTGCATATAACCATACTTTACCCTCTGGGATACCTTCATAGTCATCTCGTGTTTGATAAGGTACTTTAGATAACTCACTTTTTCTAGGTGCGTTATCTTCAATATAATCATCTATCTCATCCATAAGTGGACCAGCATCAACTTCATCTAACTCTAAAGTTACTACATATTCATATTTTTTCTCTTTAGTGTTTTTGTTTTCAATACCTAAACCCGTAATAGCTGCGAATGTAAAAGCCCCTTTAGGGCACAATTCACTATTTATTTTTAATGCTTCAATAGCCATAATATTAACCTCTTCTATTTCTACGTGTACGCTCTTGCTTAGGAGGGTTCACTTTTAAATTGTACTCTTTGTACACATCTGAATCAACACCAGCTTCATCCGCTAACTCAGTTAAGAACTTAACAGCATCTTTTGTATCATTATCTGCAAGAGCAGCATCAATATCTTCACATATCTCAGTTATTAAATTATCATCCGCTACATCATTTGTAGGTTCTTCAGCTTTTGGGGCATTTAGTACAGCTGCAAATTCAGCATAACGAGGATGCTCTTTACCTAACTCTCTAAGCAATAACTTTACGTCTTCTATATCTTCATCCGCTATAGCCTCTTCAAGGTCTTGTAGTAGTTCAGCTTCATCTTCATTATCTGGAGTAGAAGCAGCAATAGTCTCAGCTGCTTTTTGTATTTCTTTTACTGGTTGCGTTTCAGTTTCACAGATATCAGTACCTACTAGATCAGTAATAATAACTCTAGCCTCTTTTACATCTTTATCAGCAGCACAATCATTAAGATCAAATATAGCATCTTCTACAGCATCTTCATTTAAAGCGGACCATTGTACTTTTTTGTACTCTTTAAGTAGTGTACGTAAACCTTTTTTGTCTCCAACTTCTACTAAAGCTAAGATATCATGACCATACTCTTTTTGTGGTGCAGTTTTTTCTTCAGCTGTACCTTTTGTACCTCCTGTTAATAAAGGTATTACTTTATCTAAAGCAGCAAAGTAATCTCTTGAAAGTGCAGATGTATAACGCTTTGTGTTGTTTACTCTGTCAGCATCAAATATAATAGTATCTTCACAATCTAATGTATTGAAAATCATATTACCTTTAAAGTCAGTTACTACACCCCCTTCTATCAGTTGAGGCATAAAACGCAATCTCTCTAAGTCATTCTTTGACTCTACCATATTTCTTAAACCCATTAAATAAGCTTCTATAAACATATCTAAACTCCTTATATTTTTTAGTTACAAGGGAATGATAACGTACTTAACTTTAACAATAGCTTAACAATGCGTAATTAATGAATTATTAAGCCTTTAACAATAGATTAAGAAAACTTACACTATTATTTTACATATACATTAATATAAAAGGATAAAACAGATGAGTAAAACTACAGGGACTACTATAAATGTAGCTATGAAAAAAGAAGTACACGAAAAAGCTAAGAAGCTCCAAGAGGCTAATAAACTAGCTACTATCTCTGATGCTATTGATATGGCATTAGATCGTTATGAAAATAGCAATAAAATAAAAAAGGAAAACTGATGCAAATTTTAAATAGATGGAATTTAAAAGTTATATTCGAGTGCAAAAAGGAAACTATAAAAGAAACAGTTTGTGAAGCTAACTTGCGTGAAGCTGACTTGCGTGAAGCTAACTTGTATGGAGCTGACTTGCGTGAAGCTGACTTGTATGGAGCTAACTTGTATGGAGCTAACTTGTATGGAGCTGACTTGTATGGAGCTGACTTGTATGGAGCTGACTTGCGTGGAGCTGACTTGCGTGGAGCTAACTTGCGTGGAGCTGACTTGTATGGAGCTAACTTGCGTGGAGCTGACTTGCGTGGAGCTGACTTGCGTGAAGCTGACTTGCGTGGAGCTGACTTTATTCAGATAAATTTACCTTATTATCAAGTGGTAGTTCAAAAAGAACACACACGAATAGGGTGTAAATATTACAGTAATGTAGAATGGAAAAATTTTAGTGATGTTGATATAAAGAAGATGGCAACAGACGCTTTTGTATTCTGGTCTCAATTTAAACAGCTTATTTTTACAGCTATGGACTCTTTACAAGATAAAGGGAACTAATATGTTGTTATTTAAATTAATAGGCATACTAGTTATTATAGGTGTAATAGCTCTAGCTTTATGGTTAGTGTTAGAACTTAATATACAATATTATGGAGTACACACATGAGATTCTTTAAATGGTACATAACGTATGATGATATAGAACCTTATTTGTTTCTAGCTGCTATTTTAGCTATTTGTTTAAGTGGTAGATAATGGATGCTGAACTATGGGATATTAAAGCTACACAGTTTAAATTATTGTGTGATATTAATATATTAAGAGAATATTGGTACAAGATAAAAAACTAAGAGGTAAATAATTATGAACAGAGAAGATTTTTTAAATGCTACGGATGAAATATCGGATGGTAGGTATAGATTTTTATTAGTCGCTACTATTAATAACATATTTAATACGGTTGAGTCAAGAACTTGTGTCAATTGCAAATATTCGCATATTGATTTTAATGAGGGGAGCACGGAAACTAAAGTCAACGATTGTAGTAAGGTTAGTATAGTTACTTATAACTATAAAGACTTTGGATGCAACAAATGGGAAGCACAAGATGCAGTTAAAATATAGTATATCAACTAACCACTATAATAAATACATAACTAAAGAGACAGACCAAATATCTGTATTATTACAGGACTTAGGTACTAAATGTATGAGTCCTGTAACTAATTATTTAGATAAAGAGATGTCTGATGTTACAACTGGTAAAGAGTGGATTAGTAAGAACCATCGTAATAATGCAAATATTACGGAACGTGGTAATTTAGGAATGATTGACTTTGAGGGTAAAAAAGCTAAATTAGATGAACTTCTACAAGCGATTGATAGCCATAACCTATGGTATGCGGCTATTCCTTCACAAAGCAATAAAACAGATAAAAAAAACAGTAGATATCACATAGTATATTTACTTAGTGAACCTTATAGTATTAATGCTGAAGCGTATAAGATACAAGCTAAAGCGTTTTTTGGTGATATTAAGTATACGTGGAATGACTCAGAGAGTGGTATAGACACTAGAGCTTCTTTTAATGCTTGTGGTTATTTCGCTCCTACAATTCAATTACTAGCTGATAAAGGTAAAGGGGGTAAAAAGATAGCTGAACCATATAAAGACCTTGACGATGTAGCAAAAGACACCCTAGTTAGTAATAGTTCGGGTATATACACTCCCACTGCACCAGATAGTATCTTACCTAATGAGTCATTTACCTCAGTTATTAAGAGAGGTAGGAGGGTAAAAGATGCTGAGTTTAAAATAGTACGTACTATGAATAAAGGGTATGTATTAAGTAGTGAGAGCTACATAGAAACAAGCAACGGTAAATATCTAACTTTTGATAAGCTCACAGATGCCTTATATGGTATAGAAGGGGAAAACCCACGTATTAGTATGTTAGGGTGCCCTATATGTAATGAAGGGCATACAGCATCATCTACAATAGGTTATGCTTATATGCAATTTGATTCTAACGATAAGCCCTATATCTATTGTACGGGTAACGCTTGTAGTCCAAGACCTTACTTTACTATGGCAGAGGGTAATATAACTGTTTACCGTGTTGATAATGCTGAGGGCGTACCTAAATATGTAATGTTTGAAGAGGGTCAAATTATCTATACACATGACAGAGATATGACTTATAAGTTAGCACCTGAGAGTGTAGCGGATGAATTATATTTACGTGGACAGGGTGAGTTTGATGAACATGGTAATTTTTCAAGGGCTTTTACTATTCATAAGTATATTATAGGTACTGAGTCTATTCAAATAAATCATAATCCTTTTATTAATGAGGGTCTTAATATATACGATAATACTTTTACTATATCCCCCTCTAATAGATTTGAGCCCTCACCTGAAGATGCTGATGAGGTAATATCTAAAGCAATTGAAGCTTTTGAGGATGACGTTATTATTAATGATTATCCCATTAGTCTTATATATCTTAGTTATTACTTATTTCATTCTCAGCAGATTATGGCAGTGTTAGCATTAGTAAACCCTGACAGAGGGAGTGGTAAATCTTTTTGGGTTCTTGATCTACCTATATGGTTTTTAGGTAATGCCAAAGTAGGTGCATTAGGTTCTAGTGCTGTAGCTGCTGGTTGGGATGACGAAAAACTAGGTAAGAGAGTAGTAGTATATGAAGATATAGAACACCTCAACAAAAAAGAGTTAGGTGCACTAAAGAGTGATATCAAGAGTGATGCAACTGCTGGAAGTTCTAAGATGTTAAATATTAAAGGTGGAGGTAAAAAGCGTAGTTTTGGCTTTAACACTGCTATTACTACAAATGCTTATAATATGATACCATTTGATGGTGCTGGAGACAGACGTATATACCCTGCACCCTACAAAATGTTAACTGATAGTGGTTGGTTAGCTAATAAATTACGTGACGGTTCCTCTACTATGCTAAAACATCGTACTAATGCTATTAACTTCTTATATAAAATTTATAAGCATTGTGAGAAAGTAGGGGGTCAAGAGTTACATGATGCTCTTCACTACAGAGTACCACAAAGTAAGATACGTTCACTTGTAGAAGATTCAACTAGTACAGATGGTTATACAGCTATGAATATTATCAAGCGTAATCTTACTAAGAGAACTATAGTTAAGTATCTTGTGGATATTGTAGCTAATGATGTAAGCTTAGATTCTATCAAAGATCTAATAGATGAAGTGGAGTTAACAGATGTAAGTGTTAAAATACCAGGACACGTATTAAAAGATTTATGGAATATGTTACCTTCGGGTAAGAACAGTATGAAGGCTCTTAACTATCGTTCATTACTTAATATATTTGGTATTGACGACCAGATGAAAAGTATTAGAGTAAATGGAGAGTCTATTAAAGGTGTGGAGGTACATAGATGAAGAAAGGCAATTTACCAGTAATAGCCACTATTAGTGGAGGTAGAGATAGCACAGCTATGTTATTAAGTTCATTAGAGCGAGGGGATAGAATAGATCATATTGTTTTTACTAATACTATGAGTGAACTACCTGTGATGTATGAGTATTTAGATAAAGTCAATAGGTACTTAATGAAAACATATAATAAATCAATTATTATTACTAAACCTTTAACTACATTTGATAGCTGGTGTTTTGGTAAGGTAACTAAAGGAGAGCGTAAAGGGTTCACTAGAGGGTTACCTATGTTAATCACTCCTTGTTTTTGGAAGAGAGAAAGTAAAGTAAAACCTATGGATAATTTATTAAAAGCATTAGGTGTAACAGCTCATATTAAATTAATAGGTTACACAAAAAGTGAAGAAAAACGTATACAAAAAGACTCTTCTATGCGATACCCTCTTATTGAATGGGGATGGTGTGAAGGTGATGTGGATATTTATTTAGAGAGTGTAAATATGGTTAACCCTTTGTATGATTATTTTACACGTACAGGGTGTGGTTTTTGTCCTTATATGAGCCTACAAAGTTATTATATTGTGTGGAAATTCTTTAAAAAAACATGGCGGTATATGAAAAGTGTAGAACGTAGATTAAAACAATTAGACAAGGTAGTTAATAATCAATGGCAGCGTGATTACTCATTAAGAGAATTAGAACATAAGTTTAAGGTTAACAAAGACAATAAGTATAGTGATGAACCTTTAAAGGCTTGTATATGTGCTATGTAAAGGAGAGAACTAGATGAGCATTAAAAAACTAAGAGGTAAAAAGCCTTTCAAGCATAAAGACAGAAATCGTAAAGGGAGAAAATAGAGATGAGTGAACAACGTAAACTTAGAAGCTTCAAAAGACTCAAGGGGATTACGGTATTATCTCTCTTTGACGGTATGTCATGTGGACAAATAGCACTTAATCGTGTAGGTATCAATATAGAGAATTATTACGCTAGTGAGATAGATAAATACGCTATGCAAGTTACCCAACACAACTACCCTAATACTATTCAGATAGATAGTGTCTTAGATATTACTATGGAAAGACTAAGTGATTTTGAGGTATTACTTAATGGTAAATATATTATTGATACCTCTAAAGTAATGTTAATAGGAGGCTCACCATGTCAAGGGTTTAGTCTTGCCGGTAAAATGAAAGGTTCATCTACTAAGTGTGGTAAAGATGTAACAACTCTTGAACAATACCTACAATTAAAAGAAGATGGTTTTGAATTTGATGGTCAATCTTATTTGTTTTGGGAATATGTAAGAGTTTGGAAGGCGATACAACCTAAATATTTTTTCTTAGAAAATGTGAGAGTTACAAAACAATGGCTTCCAATGTTCAATGATGCTATGGGTGTTGAGCCTATTATGATTAATAGTGCTTTAGTGTCTGCACAAAATAGAGTTAGATATTATTGGACAAATATCCCTGATGTTACTCAACCTGATGATAAAGATATTTTATTAAAAGATATTTTGGAAAGGGGTGTAAGCACTGAAGAAATGACAACTAAAGGTAAATCGTTTTGTTTAACAGCAAGATACAGTGGTGCAGTCGCTTGGAACTCTATAGAGAAAAAACAAAGATCAATGGTTTTAAGACCTTGTGAACTAAAAGAATTTAATGAAAATAATACTTGCCATCATGTAGCTGATGCAACAGATATAAAAGGCAATGAGTCAATCAAAAGGGTTTATGGTGGTGGTGGTAAAGCTCCAACACTTACAACATCTCAAGGAGGTCACAGAGAACCTAAAGTTTTACTAGAGGCATCTGATAATATAATAAATGTAAAAAAAGGATCATCTGGTAAAAGTTGGTTTATGGAACAACAAACATACAGTGAAGATAGTCCTAAAACTAGAACACTTAAAGCAGGTGGGGGAAGTGGTAATATTCCTAAAGTGTTATGTGGTAATCCAACATACAGAAAACTTACACCTTTAGAATGTGAAAGACTTCAAACAGTTGAGGATAATTATACTGATGTTGTAAGTAATTCGCAAAGATATAAGATGTTGGGTAATGGGTGGACCATTGACGTAGTAGCACATATGTTTAAGGTGTTAGTAAGATGAATAAGCAAAGTAAAAAGTATTCTCATTATGAGATTATGGTAAATCAGATAGTAGGTGTCGTGATGGGATGGTTAATAGTATTCTTATTATTTCCATTGTTTGATGATTTAGATCAGTTTTATGTAGCTAGTATATCTACATGTATATTTTTTGTGTCTAGTTATGCTAGAGCATATATTATTAGAAGGGTTTTTAATGAAATACATTAAAGGATTAGGGCTTCCATATATGGGAAGTAAGAGAAAGTTAGCACCAAAGATAATAGATTTTATAATAGAGAAAAATCCTAATGTTAAATACATTTATGATTTATTTGGTGGAGGGGGTGCTGTTAGTTTTGAAGCATTACAAAGACCTCAGATTAAAAAGGTCATATACAATGAGTTTAATACAGGTGTTGTTGAATTATTACGCAAAGTAAAAAATGAGGGTGTTACGGATGAGTTTTATCAATGGATAGACAGAGATACGTTCCATAAACACAAGGGTGATAATTGTTGGTTTGGAGGGCTTTGTAAAGTTATATGGAGTTTTGGTAATGCCCAGAGTTCATATATATTTGGTAAACATATTGAAGATGATAAGAGATTATTGCACGAAATTATTATCAATAGTTGTGAGAATAGCCGTAAGATATTTAATAGAAAACATGACAGAGTTATTATACCTAAGCGTTTATTAGGACAAGAGAGATTAAAAGTTACCAAACATGTTAAGAAGTACACAGGCAGGACTGATTTGCAGCAGTTGGAGCAGTTGCAGCGGTTGCAGCAGTTGGAGCGGTTGCAGCAGTTGCAGCAGTTGGAGCGGTTGCAGCAGTTGCAGCGGTTGGAGCGGTTGCAGCAGTTGGAGCGGTTTGACATACATAATCATAGTTATGAGGATGTTTTGATTGATACCCCAGTAGATGAAACAATTATATATTTAGACCCTCCATACAAAGGTACCGAAAAGTATCAGTTTGATATAGATCATGATGCTTTATTTGAATGGGTTAAGAAGAGTAAATATAAAGTTTATATGAGTAGTTATGAGTGTGAAGATTTAGTATCGGTTTTTGAGGTAGAACATAGAAGTACATTAAGTGCTAAAAATAATAAAAAAGTAAGCGAAAAGCTATTTATTAGTAAACATCAACATAGGCTAGAGAAACACTATAAGAGAACTACAACGAAATAACGATAGATATAAGCCCTCTTATCTACTAGAGAGGGTGTGACCACTTTTTCCTCATTTCAGTTACAATTCAGGTAAAATAAGACCCCTTGTAGGTATTTTAATGTTTTTTTATGTAAGGACTCTTAATAAGACACTTTTCAGCAAAATAGGTGTTTCTTAATGTAAGCTTAATCTACAAGGCTCTTTATATTAGAAGCCTTATTAAGTGCCCTTGTAGGTATTCAGAGGGAAAACATCACGAATTTAAGTTACAATTAAGCGTTTAAGGCACAATTCAGTTACAAACTAAACCCCTGCTGGAGGGAGCTGTAGAGGAGTTCAAAATTTAAGGGCACATTCAGTTACGGCTACAGCCCCCTCCCTATAGGCTTTAATTGTACTTTTTGTTATTTCTTTACTTTATTTTAGAAGAAGAAGAAAATTTATTTTTATTTATTATATTAGTATATATATATAGAGTGTTTTTTTTATTTTTTTATTTTTTCTCCTAAGCCGAACCGTAAAAAAGTGGTTACACGGTTACACTCTATAATTTGTAAAAACCCCCTTATTTAGATATACTGTTATATATTATATAAAAAGGAAAAAGGATGCTAAGACGTAGTTTATTAAAGAGGTTAATTAAATATAATCATAAGACGGGATTAATACAGACTGAGTGTGATTTAAGTTTACAGATATCTGGTTATATGAGGATACATATAAAGGGAGTGTCGTATCGTTTAGTAAATGTTCTATGGTTTATGTTAAAAAAAGAAATACCTCAACATACACAAGTAGTACAGATCAATAACTCAAAGTTAGATTTTAGATTATCTAATCTTGTTTTGGATACTTCTAGGTTAGACAATATGCAAGATAAAGCAGAAAAGGCAGCTAAAAGAAAAATAAATAGGGAGCGTAAGTTACAGCAGCTAAAAGAGAAAAAAGAGATGGCGGAAAGGTTTAAAAACAGAATGTTAAGAGGTAACTTTTTTGACAAACCTTAACTTAATTAGCTAAACTGTTACTATGAAAATGTTATTAACACGTAAAGTAAGGATGTTCTGTAGAGCATATATCATTAATTTTAATGCTACTGATGCTGGTTTATACGCTGGTTATAAGTCGAGGGATACTGCAAGGTCTCAAGGTAGTAAACTACTAAAGAGACCTGAAGTAAAAGCGTATGTAGATCACTTAGTAGCAAGACGTACAAAGCGTTTAGATGTTACTGCTGATAAAGTAATAGCTGAGTATGCAAAGATAGCTTTTTTAGATGTAGCTACTTTTTATGATAGCGAGGGACACCTACTACCTTTTAGTAAAATGAGTCCTGAGAATAGGGGGGCTGTAGCTAGTTTAACTTATGATAATAATTTCGCCCCTGTAATAAAGACACATGACAAATTAAAAGCTCTTGATAGTTTATCTAAACACTTAGGTTTGTATGAAAAAGACAACAAACAGACAAAAAGCGATGATACTATTGAAGCTAAAGAGCCTGACTTCTAATGAGTTATATTCCTAATATAGATTTATCTAATGTATTAAATAAAACGGTCCTACCTGTATATAAACCTCACTTTAGGGATGAGAGCCGATATATGATCTATAAAGGCGGTGCAGGTGCTGGTAAGAGTAGATTTATAGCACAAAAGATACTGTATAGGATTATATACCAACAACATCATAGGTTCTTAGTGATACGTAAAGTAAAAGACACTATGAAAGCCTCAGTATTTCAACTATTTAAAGATTATATACATGCGTGGGGTATAGAGAGTAAATTCCATATTACAGAGTCACCCCTTAGAATAACTCATAAGACAACGGGCAACACTATTATATTTATGGGTATTGATGACCCTGAGAAACTAAAGTCTATTGAAAAGATTACAAGTATATGGGTAGAAGAGGCTAGTGAGCTTGAAGAGGGCGATTTTAATGAGCTTGATAGAAGATTAAGAGGTAAACTACCTAATTACAAACAAATCATTTTAAGCTTCAATCCTATATCCCATCTACATTGGTTAAAGACTAGGTTTTTCGATAACCCTCCTGATAACTGCACGGTAATAGAGACTACCTACTTGGATAATCCTAAGTTAGATGAAGATGATGTTAGTGTATTACTAGAGATGAAAAAATACGATATACAGCAGTATAATATATATGCTCTTAATCAATGGGGTGTATTGAATACTAATCAAGTTTATCATAACTTTGTTTTTTTAAAGCATACTACAGAATTAACTATTAATGATTTTCAAGTGCTACATGTAGGTGTTGATTTTAATATAGGTGGTTGTGTTGGTGTAGTTTGTGGAGTTATAGGTAACAAAGTCTATATAGTTGATGGATGGGCTGTATATGATACGGATGCAATAGTGACGCAACTAAAACACGCTAAGTATAAAGGTAAAGAAATTATAGTTTACCCAGATGCAAGTGGTAAAGCTAATAAGACTAATAGTAGCCGTTCTGATCTTCAAATCATAAGAGATGGCGGTTTTAGAGTATTATCAAACAAAGCAAATCCAGCCGTGAGAGATAGGGTAAATGCGGTTAATAGAATGTTCGCAACAGATAAGATATTAATCAATGGTAAGTTAGAAAAATTAATATATTCACTACAAACACAAGCATATAAAGACAACGGGGAGCCTGAGAAGTTTAAAGAGCATAAAGGAGGTGCCGTTGATGATTGGAATGATGCAATAGGTTATTTAATAGCTTACTTATTTTCTATTACTAAATCATCAATATCTAACATGGACATAGATTACGCTTAACTATGATATAATTTTACAAAGGCTTTTTTATGAATGAATATGAATTACAAAAACTTTATTTTATTGAAGAGATAGTAACTAAAGCTATGAAGGGGTGTAAAAGGGCTATTAGGGAATTACACACTTGTATGCCTGAGTTATTTATAAAAGGTACTAAGCCCTACACTATCCTTGAACCCCTACTATACAAAGCAAATGATACAATATGAGTAATGAACGGGTACAGATAGGTAACGCACCTCAACAAACAAAAGGTAATCATGATGACGGTTATATACCTATAAGGGCATTAACTGATGGTGAGGGGGATATTATAAAATCCCTAAAAGGTTCTTTAAATGTTCATGTTGCAGATGTTCACGATACGGTGGTTAATGAGTATTTCCATAGGCATACGGGGGTTTCAGATACTATAGCAGTTGAAAGCTCTAAGCAAGATACATCAATAGTTGTTACAAATGGCGGACTTTTTGCAGTTGGGAAAGAGATACAATTAACCAACGGTGAAGAGGGTACAACATTTCCTAAAATTACAGCTATTGCAACAAATACTTTAACACTTGATAGACCTTTAGACCACGCTTATTTAGTTGGGGCTACGGTTGAGATAATATCAACAAATATGGCAGTATTAGGTACACTTGCAAACCCTATATCTTTTAAAGCAGAGCCAAATTCTACGGATCTTTGGCATGTTGTAAGGTTTTTATTCTCTATGACTCACGGAACGGCAGGGGATTTGGGTTTATTTGGAAACATAGAAGAATTGCTAAACGGTGTAGTAATGAGAATATATAAAGCCGAATTTGACCAGTATGGAACTTTTGCACTATTTAAAACAAACAGTGATATAAAAGATAATATGTATGATGTTGATTTTGATACACGCTCAACAGGGGGTGGAACTTATGGGACTACGGGACGAGGTTCTATAAAACTAGGTACTGGAGCAGTTCCAAAAGTTGATGGTTCTAAGGGTGACTTTGTAGAATTATTAATACAAGATGACTTAACAGGGCTGATCTCGTTTAAACAAAAAATCCAAGGACACATTGAAGGAAAATAATATGACGGATACTAAAAATCTATTTATACCAACATCAAAGAACACGGTTAATATCCCTATGGATAGTGAGAGTAGCAGGATAAAAAAGTTTAGTTATCGTATAAATATGCTTAATGATAATTTCTACAAACAAGCTGAGGTAGAACTAGGTAACGTATATTCAAAAGCTAAAGAACTAGGACTTATAGATCAAATAGATGACACTAATAACTTATATAGAATGGTTATTGAAGAGATTAGTAAAGTATATGACGGAGGTGTAATTCGTACTTTTGATGAAAGTGAGACTATACAAGAAGATATGACATTACTCTATGAAGAGTTAGATATAACTGCAATTATGCAACAAGCTAATACCTATGTAAACGCTTTTAATGACGTATTACTTCAAGTAGGTACAAAAGAGGATACTTTTAATATCAAACTTAGAAGACCAGATAATACAGTTGTTGTCTATAATAATGATTTAGAGTTAGAACAGGTTTACGTATATATAGGTGAGTCAGACGGGCATCAAATGTGGTACGGTTATACAAATGAAGAGATGTTTAAAGTATTAGTAGCAAGAGCGGATGACGTTTTAAATGAAGATAATACTAAGTTAAATCAAGATGGTTTAGACTCAATAGATAACAAACTAGGTTTTTTACCTTTTATATCTATTCATAACGGCTTTAGAGATGATGAGTTCTGGCAGATGTATAAAGGGGATGACCTGGTAAAAGGCAATATCCAAGTATCTATAAAATTAACATTCTTAAATCATTTAATCAAGATGCAATCATTTAAACAATTAGTAGCAAGTGGTAGTAATCTTAGACAGTTAAATGGTACTGTATTGGATCCTAAAACTATTTTATTCTTAGAAGGGGATGACACAAAAATAGATACTATAGACTTAGAGAGTAATTATAAAATGTTATGGGATACAATACAGAGTATTAACAGTAACATAGCTCTTAACTATAAAATAAGCCCTAACACCTTTAGGATGACGGGTTCTATATCGTCGGGTTTTGCTTTAAAAATGGAAAATATAAAGATAGATAAATTTATCAGTAAACAACAAATTCTATTTAGTAAATCAGAGAGTGACTTATTTAATCTTTTTAAGCGAATGGATGAAAAGTTACAATTAGGTATAATTAAATCGGATAGTGTATCTGTAATGTTCCCTGCTACTTCTTATCCACAATCAGCTGAAGAGATCATAGAGATACAAACTAAAGAGATATCATTAGGTTTAGATAACCAGATTAATATTATTATGGAACGTGATGGAGTAGATAAAGACACAGCTACACAAACGTATAATGAAAATATCAGAGTTAGAAATTTAAGTAATGATAAATTTAATGTAAAAGAACCTGCTGTTAATTTACCTAATGTTAATGAAGGTACATAATGAAAAACGTAATAACAAAGGAACTTCAATTTACTCAAACTAATATTTCATTTTGTTATGGCGAAAAAGCCTATATTAAATTTATGCTGGAAAATAATTATCCTGAGGGTGCTATTAATATTGACGCAACTACTTCAATAATCACAAACAAAACAGGTTTTTTCACTATAGTAATCGGTATAAAAAAAAGAAGTTGTGTATATAGCTTAAAAGGTTTAGTAGTTCACGAAATAAGTCATGCTGTTACTGAATGGATGCTCTATTATGGGTTTAAATGTGATGAAGTAAGAAGTTATGCTTTACAGTTTCTTTATCAAGAGTTTATGTTGTTTTTAGATGAGAGACTACAAAAAGGTACCTAATGGCTAATTTTGATAAGATACTAGAAGATATTAATGATAATGTAAATAGGGAAGTAAACTTATTTAATTTAGAGTTAGAGAGTGTTTTAAAGACGGTTCAAGAATTAGTATCTATCAAAGCTGTAGAATTATACGATAGCCCTTTAGAGTTTGATTTTGCAGTACAACAAATATTACAAGAAGCTGGATATTATGACCTAGTAAACGACTTTATAGATGATAGTTATGATAAAAGTTATGGTGAGATAATAGCATTGTTTGAAGCTGGAGGTTTAACGGCTACATTTACAGCTGATGACATAACAAGCATAAAAGCCATTAAACAACTAGATTTAGACTTCTTTGACGACATAGGTAAACAAGCATCATCAAGACTCAAAGCTGATCTATACAAATATCAAATATCAGACCTCGACACTAAAACAATGGTCGAGAATATAAGAGACTCTTTAAAAGATACTAATTTAGTTAAATATTCTTCTACTTATGCCGATACAGCTATAAGTAACTTCAATCAATCTATGATAGATTTAAAAAGTGCTGATGTTATAGATGAAGTTTATATATACAGAGGGGTTAAAGATAAAAAAACTAGAGACTTTTGCAGATGCTTAATAAGTCAAAGAAAGTATTATGATAAGAGTGATGCTGGTAAAATAAAGAATGATAAAAAGCGACAATATAATTGTAGACACTTAATAATAGCGGTTAGTTTAGATTATGCTCTCTCAAGAGGGTATAAAAAAGGTAGCTTTTCGTGTTGAAAAAAACAATCAACTTTACTAAGGTATATAAACGTATAGTGGATAGGTCCGTTAATAGTAACCTACAAAAAATGGCTAATGAGATAATAACGGACATAGTCACAAGAACACAAAGCGGTAAAGATGTGAATAATAAAAAGTTTGAATCATATAGCCCTGAATATGGAAAAGCTAAAAAGAAAACACATGGTAGTAAAGTGAACTTGACGGTGTCTGGTAAAATGCTAAATGCTATTACATGGAAAAAGATTGATAACGGTTTAAGATTTTATGTAGCGAGTAAACAAGAGCGAAGTAAAGCAGTAGGTAATAGTAAAACACGTAAATTTATGGGATTAGATTTAAGACAAAGAAAAAGAATAGCTCAGAAAATATCAAAGATAAGAATATAACTACACCTTCGTCACTGCATGCAAAGGTGTATTAAGGAGGTATGACATAAAAAGTGTAAAATAATAGAAAACTTATAAACTACTATTCAACAAAAATAGTATAACATAAGTATTTAAAATAAGTGTGTATAACTTATAACCCTCTCATTGTATACTTTTTAATCAGTTTTATGGTACAATTTAGGTACTTTAAAATATAAAGGGTACCTTATGGCTGAAGAGCATGATGATAATACTGGAAAAAAAGAGACTACACCAACTCCAGATGGTGGGAATGAAACGGTTACTATGACACAAGCAGCGTTCGATGCTAAATTTAACGAAAGTTTCGGTAAAGGGGCTGCAAAAGGTGGTAACACTGCAACTACTGAGCTACTTGCTAGTATAGGTGTTGATGATATTGATGTACTGAAAAGCATCGTTACAACGCACCAAGAAAACCAAGAAGCTGATAAAACAGAGTTGCAAAAGATGCAAGATTTGCTAGAGGCTGAGAGATTAATATCTACTACCCTTGAAGGTAAACTAAATGCAAATATTGCAGATACGGAAATTCAAACTCTTGCTTTAGCTAATGGTATTAATCCAGATAAAATGAAATACTTTAAAATGGATTATGCTGAAGCTAAAAATGTAGAGGGTTTTAATGTTGACACATTCATAAGTGCGTTGAAAGAAAAACAACCAGACTTTTTTGGTTTTGTAGATGAGAGGAAGGTACATGTACCTAATCCTCAAAGTAAACATACACCATCTTCACAAATTAAAATGCCTGATTACTCAAAACTTTCTGCGGTGGAACGGGCTAAATATAAAGCCTCAGATATTATAAGATAAGAAGGAAAAACTAATGTCAAATACATTAACTGATTTAATACCAAAGATATTAACAGAGGCTGCGATTATATATCGTAACAACTCAATTACGGCAAATTTAGTAAATCGTGGTTTTGATGCTGAGTTTAGAAAAAAAGGTGATACTATTAATGTACCATCGTTTACATCTCCAGCAGTTCAAAATGTAGTAGCGGGTAGAGGTAATGAAAATACACCAACAGATATTACAGCTGCAAATGTTGCAATTGTACTAGATGCGTGGAAAGAAGTTAAGATCCAATTTACGGATTTAGAACTTAAAAAAATTGAAGAGGGTCGTCCATCGGAGGCATTAGAAAAAGCTGTTATTGCTTTAGCTGATTTTGTTGATGCGTTTATTCTTGCAGATATGGCTGTTAAAGGTTATGGAACTGCTGGTACATCTGGTGCAGCGTTTAATGACCCAGCAGCGTTAGTAGATGCTCGTACTTTAATGGGTAATAACACCGTACCAATGAGAAATCGTAACGCTTCTATTAATCCAACGGTAGCTGGTGCATTTATCAAAGATACAAACTTGAGTGAATCAGATAAGTTTGGAGGTAGCGAAGTATTAAGAGATGCCATTATAGGTCGTTTATACGGATATGATATTGCTGAAACTAATAACCTCACTGACTTTGTTGGAGGTACGTTATCAGATGGGTCTTCTAAAGATGCTCTAGTAGCTGCAACTTGTGCAATCGGGGCAACTTCAATTACATTCGATGAGACTACTTTAACGGGTACGCTTGTTGAAGGGGATATATTCACAAAAGCTGGAGATACCCAAGAGTATGTAGTAACTACAGCGTTAGCTACAGCTGCAACAAATGCAATTACTGTATCATTCGCACCTGCTAATAAAGTGGCTGCTGCTGATGGCGATGCAGTTACATTTGTTGCTGACTATACTGCTGCTGGTTTAGCGTTCCAAGAAGATGCTTATATCTTTGGTTCGGCTCCTGTTAGTATTGAATTTTCTGGGGGTAACATCGTTGAATCATTTACAGACCCAGTAAGTGGTATCACATTCACTTATGAAGTTGAGCGTGTAAATAAAAATACTGAGCACTCACTATCTATTCTTTATGGTGGTGAAGCACTTAAACGTGAAGGTATTATTAGACTTCTTTCTTAATTGAAAGAGTCTTTATACTAAAAATAAAGGACTAATATGAAAGTGGAAACTATTGCAATTGTAGATGATAATCGAAGAGGGTTTAAAAATATAAATAAATCTGATTTTGATGCTGATGTGCATAAACTTTACGGTGTTGATGTTGTTGAAGATGATAGTGTTAACCCTACAAAAACACCAAAAGAGTTGCTAATAGATGAAGCTTCATCTTTAGGTATTGACACAACGGGGTTAACAAATCGTCAACTTAAAAAAGAGATTAAAGAAGCAAAGGTTTAACAAATGAGTGTAACTTTAACTAATGCCGATGTTGTAAGTAGGTTAAAACTACTTGCTAATTATCACTTTAAAGCAGATAGTGGAAGTACAACAACAGCGGTTAATACCAAACTAATTGATGAGCAGACTATAGCTAATTACTATATATGTTTTGTCAATGGTGCTAATATTGGACTTGATAGAATTATTACAGCTTTTGATGACATCACAGGGACTTGTACTTTTGATGCTTTAGATACTGCAATTACAAATACAGATGAATTTTGTATATGTGATAAAGGTTTTCAAAGTGATGTGGAACAAGCAACTTTAAATATTGCTAATGATTTTAGAAATATGGGTTATGATGTTGATTTATTCTTAACAACATATCAACTAAAAGAGCTTTACATTTATAAAACCCTTGAGTTAATATGTGGTAGTTTAATGAATGACGGTGATGAAGAAGATATTTATTTTGTTCATTATGAAAGATTTAAGAGCCTTTACAGTACAGAATTATCTACATTAACTGCTGATTATGATGCAAATGAAAATGGTAACATTGATGAAGATGAAGAGAATCAAACTATTAGTTACGGGATTATAGACAGATGAAAAAATATTTAAAAGCAGCTGGTTATGAGTTCAAAAAAGATTACAATGATCTAACTAATAAGCAATTTTCATTAGTATCTGTATTGTATGGAGATGGTGAGGGTAAAACCTTTAATAATATGGTACTTGATAGGGTAGAAGTGTATAATTTATTCTTAAGAGATTTTGATGCTGATTTATTTGGCACTAAAATGGAAACTACAATAGCAAGTGCAATAAGTAATAAAGTAGATGTTTCAGACAATACAACTATAACAGTTGATAATGTAGAAAACGGATATAATATTGTTTTAACTTTTAATATAAGGAGTCAATAATGGCACCAATTATCGGACATAGTGGAAGCTGTACAGCTGCATCAAATGCAGTAGGTACTTCTAAAGCGTGGAGTTTAGACTTGACGGGTGAGACTGTAGATACTACTACTTTTGCATCTGGCGGATGGAAGGAAAGTGCTGCAACATTAAAAGCATGGAGCGGAACAATTACGGTCTTATTTGATGGGGGTGCTGATACGGGTGAGGCTTCGTTAATCACTGGTATTACTACAGGTGCTACAGTAGCACTAGAGTTGATAACAAGTGCAACGGGGTCTGGTACAGCTGAAAAATACAGCGGTGATGCATTAGTCACATCTATGCCTATTACTAATGATGTAAATGGTATAGTGGAAGTATCCTTTTCTTATGAAGGTACGGGTGAGTTAACTCTAGCAGCTAACGCATAGGATTGTAGGGTGCTATTAGATAGCATCTTATCAACTCTATAAAAGGCTCACAATGATTGATAAACTTCAAGCGGAATTAGTAAAAGCACAAGATAATTTAAATGATGTAGTAGTAAAAGTAGGTACTCAAGAGTTTTCTTTTTTCTTTAGGTATTTAACTTTATTAGAAAAAGTAAGAATTGAACAAATGTGTATTAAAGTTAATTCTATCACTAATACGGATGGAAGCATTGAAACTAAACACGAAAAACAAGATCATTTAATACCTATACATACTATACTTGAGAAAGCTCTTGATAGTGAGGGTAAAAGATTGTTTAGTCACACAAACCCAGAACACTTTAAATTAATATCAGATTTACCAGCAGGTGCCTCTTCTTATCTTGCTTATGAGATGAGCCTTGATATTTTTGGAACTATGAAAGAGACTACAGATGCCAAATGATAAAGTAGAGTTTGATGTCATAATTAACGGAAAACCCGCTAAAAAGTCATTATCCGATATTAAAAAAGAGTTGAATACTTTAGAAAAACAAGATGATAGAACTACTAAAAGTATGAAAACTAACTGGATAGCTGTAGGTGCAGGGATAGCAGTTGCAGGGGCAGCTATGCTAAAAGCTACATCCTCAGCATTAGCACTTGAAAAGGCTACTTTCGGATTAACAAAAGCTACCAAAGAGTATATAAGACAAGCATCAATTCAATACGGGATGAGTCAAGATATAATAGCAGGTTTTGTTCAAACTGGTAAAACAGCTGGAATGAGCGGTGCCGAAATTGAAAAAATGATAGATCAAGCTGTTGCACTAGGTAGAGCTTTTCCTCATGAGAGTACTGAGACTTTTATAGATAACTTATCAATGCTTAATAGAACAGGGGAAGCCCAAGGGTTTATAGTTGATGTACTAGAGACTAAATATGGCACACTTGATCTAAAAACATTATCACTAGCTGAAAAAATGGCAGCTGTAGAGGAAGCTACTAAGGGTGTCAATGATAGATTTAATGAAACTAAAGCCGCTAAAATTGACAGTGCTATTCAAGAAGTAACTAATAAGTTTTCAGATTTTGGGAATGAATTAATAAACTTAGCTGATAAAGGTGGGGCTTTATGGTTAATAAATAAAACTGTAGGGCTTGTAACTGTAAGTGCTGCTGGGTTAGGTAATGCTTTTAAGGGTGCGGGTATCTGGGTTAAGGGTTTATTTGGAGAAGATACTAAACAAGAGATGATAAACTATAGAGCTGAAGTATTAGCAACAGAGAAAGCATTTGATGAATTAATCGGAGTCGCTAAAAAACCTAGAAAAGTTAAAGCCGTAATTACTGGTATTGAAGGTAAAGCAAAACCTCAGACTCAACTAGAGATAGAAAATGAAGTAAAAAAACAAGTAATTATTAAAAAAACAAGAGATGATGCAAGAGCTAAGGACCTCAAAGCTCAAAAAGACCATGTAAACATGTTAGAACAATTTGATGATGAGTATCTAAGAAGCATTACAGAGGGTCACGAGTATGAGCTAATAAAACTAGATGAAAAATATGCAGCTTATGCTGAACACGTAGATGACAAAGCTCAACTAGATGAGTGGTATAACAATGAAGTAGATAAGCTCTTAAAAGATAGTGAAGAACAATACAAAGCTTTTGGGGAGTTGCAAGAAGCGGTGGTAAATGGTATGACAAATGCAATAGTACAATTTGCTATGACGGGTAAAACTTCTATGAAAGAGATGGCTAATGCTATAATTGCTGATCTAATCAGAATACAAGCCCAAAAAGCAGTAGCTGGTTTATTTGGCGGTGGGGGTTCTACTGGTATAATAGGTGGTTTATTAGGTTTTCATACAGGTGGAAGTGTTGGACATGGTTCTAATATCCCCTCGTATCATACAGGTATGAGAAGTGATGAAAGATTAGCTAAGTTACAAGTGGGTGAGTCCGTTGTAAATAGAGCAGGTACGGCTAATAATGCAGGTGCTATTGATGCTATGAATAAAGGTCAAACAGTAGGGAGTGGAGGTAATGTAACCACTGCTGATATTACATTTGAAGTAACGGCAATAGATGCTAGGAGTTTTGATAGTTATTTAGTGAGTAATAGAAGAACAATTGAAAATATTATTAATGCTTCTCTTACTCAAAATGGTAGTGTACGCCAAACTATAAAAGGTGTTATATAATGACGGATTTAACCTCTACTTTATTAGTACACCATCGTGATTATGAGGTAGAGGAGTGGTCAAAAAGTGGAGAAGCTTTAAGGTTTGATAGTGGTAAAGAGCAGAGAGTAGTGACTACATCTATACCGGCAATCACATTAACTATAGATTATAAACCCTTGACATATACTCAGTATAATACACTCAGAGAGGCTTATGAAAATAATCATGCAAGTGCTTTTCTTTGTGATTTAGATTCATTTATAGATAAAAGACCTACATTTATGACTCTTAATGCGGCTACATGGACATTTAGTGGTTTTACCTTTTCTATAGACGCTAAAACCTCTTTGTATAAAGGTAAGATAACGCTTATTACATCCGTGTTTTTTAATTTTTCAGCTTACCAAGATCTATTTACACAATCAAGCAACTACACACGAAGCACCTCTACGGATGATAGTTTCCAACTTATATTAGATGACGCTCCAGCGTATCAAACTTTATTAAGTTATGCAAGTAATAATATACTAAGTTCAATAGGTAATTCTGTAAGACATTCAAAAGACAAAGGCGGTTTACTTAGAACGTGGAGTATGTCCTGGTTGTTAAATGAAAGTCAAGTATTAAAATTGATTACTTTTTATCGTAAAAATGGAGGTGTCATGGGTGAGTTTGGTATGCCAGAGTCATGGAGTTCTTCAGGGCAGATAACTAATGCTAGGTTTGTTCAAGATAGTATCCAATATAATAAGCGTGTAGATGGTTTATATGCTTGTAGAGCTGATTTTATAGAGGTTAAATAATGAAAAGTATCACATCCAATAGTAGGGCAGAAAATCAATTTGCATTATTGCATTTATTTAAATTTGAAATGCATGACTTTGAGGGTGCTCTTGATGAAACTTTATATTTTACAGACCACGATATATTTGTGGAATATGAAGGAAATAGCTATACACCTTTAGCTATTACTTTTGATAGGCTTGTTGAAGATTTAACGATGCAATCAAGTTCTATTAACATAATGATTGATAATATAAACGGTGCTTTGTCATCAAGTGCTTTAACACAAGAATGGCGAAACAATCCAGCATCAATTACAAGAGTAATATACACACCCGAATCAGAAAGCCCAGTAGATGGAGAAACTTATACTTATGGATATGGGGATGCGTTAGATACATACCCTAAGTTAAACTTATCCTCAACAACTAAAGATGTATATGAGTTATTCTCGGGGTTAATAGACTCTTTTAGTGCTACAGAGAACGCTATAACAGGGTCTATAGCTACCCAGTTTGTCCATTGGACTAAACCTATACCCTCAAGAACATATAATCAAAATGAGTTTAGCAGTATTATTGATGCAATAACTAAGACTATATGGTGGGGAAGCGTTAAACCAGAGTAATTATTACAAAAGGATTAGATTGTGAATAACTGTTTTGTGTATGTATATAAAAGACTAAAGCGTTTAGGTGTTGTTATGCCTACTGAATTAAGAGTGAGTGATGAAGTTTATACTACTGAATCATTAAAACCGTATGTAAAAGATTATAAATTTTTCCTGCAAAAAAACTATCACTATGCTTATTTTGAGCAGTTTTGTGATTATGTAGAAATTGCACAAGAAAATGATATAATTATAGATAAAGACGGTGTTGGTATAGCTGTAAATAGATATAAATATATAGCTATTAATGAAAGAAGCGGAAATGCTTGTTTATATAATATTGAAAAACAAAAAATATTAAGGGTGCGAATAGATGGGTAAAAAAGAGGCTGCTATAATTGTTGGTGTTGGCTTAATTGTAGCTAGTGGGGGTTTAGGTGCCTTTGCAGGTGTACTTGCTAGTTCCGTTGCAGTAGGAAGTACCGTTGCTTCTTTAAGCCTTACTGTAGGTTTGTCTCTAGTAGGTATGGCTTTTTCTGCAACACCACAAGACCCAGATAGTGCAGATGAAGCGGGTCAAAAACTCCAAACAATAAAAAGTAATACTGCACCTGTAGCTATAATTTACGGTGAAAATAAAGTAGGGGGCAATATAATATGGCATACTACAAATAATCATATGGGGGGAACTACCAATAAAGATTATTGGGCAATTATAGCACTTGGAGATGGTCCTATAGAAGATGTTACTGATATGTATTTTAATGAAGATGAAGCAACTAAATCTACTAATTATTTTTATAATGATTATGTATTTGTTCACAAGTACACTTTTTGTAACGGTATGTCTTTGGATGATGTGCAGTTTGTTACAGAGGTAACAGGGAGTCCTCAAGTAGACTTTGGGTATGAGATATTTTCAACGGTTTCAAGTGCTTTTACTGCAAGTACAACAGAACCAGATATTCCCTATGAAGAGCCTTATTATCCGATGGCGTTTGACCCAGAACTTGCAGAGGATGGGGATTTTGATAGTTTTTGGCTTCCCACTACTAATGCGGATGAGTGGATAAAAATTATAGAAGATGCCGTTCTTGATGGGACCGTCGATAATGTAAAAGTGCAAATTGGAGGGGATGCTACTATTTTTGATTACAACTTTGTGCTTCAATATTCTGATGATGATGCAACTTGGTATACAGCAAGTGATACTATGCAATCTGAAAACAGATTAGAGACTGCATACTGGTTGAGTATAACAGGGATAGTAGCAACAAGTCACAAGTATTGGAGAATATATTTTAATAAGATAGAAGCTATTGAGGAATGGAGATTACAACAAAATACTTCCCCTCCTTATGAAGAAGCTTATACTGCTTATAGTCACCCCTTGATAACCCTTGATTATAATGCTCCTATTATTGACATAGAAGTAACGGCTTCACAAAAAAATAATATAACAATACCTAAAAATTTATCTTTCTTAGCTGTTCATCAACAATATGACTCAACGGATTCAGCACACATTCAATTAGACAACTTAACATCCATTGTTAAAGGTAAAAAATTAAGAGGGTTATCGGCAACGGAAATATCAGAAAATTTAACTTATTCAAATAACCCAGCAAGGATAGTTATAGATATTTTAATGGATGGTTTGAGTGTTGAAGCATCTGATATTGATGTTGCAAGTTTTTATGATGTTCACGAATACTGTAATGCAAAAAATATATCTTGTAATATTGTCTTTAATAAACAAATTAGTGCGGATGTGATGTTAAGAGATGTATTAGCTACTATGAGAGGTTTTATCGTTTACTCTGAAGGTAAATGGAAACTGATTATAGACAGAGAGGCAGGGAGTGTTAAAACATTAACCACTGATGATATTATTAATGGTTCTTTGTCTATTGGAATGAAAAATAATAGTGAAATAGCAAATAAAATCACTTTTAAATATATCAATCCTGCTGATGAATGGTTATCCGCTAAAACAACTTTAGAAGATACAGCTTTAGTAGCAATAGATGGTCAAAGTATAGAGCAGATAATAGAAGCTAGAGGGATAACTAATGTGCAACAAACTCAGCTATTTGCACAAACGACTTTAAACGAGATGAGATATAGTGAAGATAGTGATGGAAACGTGCTTATGCAAACACCTCTATCTATAGCTTTTGTAACTACTATTAAAAATGCTGAGTTAGAGGTAGGGGATGTAATTACAATTAGTCATGACTTATTAAACTATGACAGAAAGTTTTTAATTATCTCATTAGAAACAGATCAAAGCGGTGCAATTTCTGTAAAAGGTAGAGAGTATTGTAACACTCACTACACTTACGGTCAAGTTGATGAGTTCTTACTTCTTGAGGATGGTACATCATACCTATTACTAGAAGATGGAACATCAAAATTAAGATTATAAAAAGGAAAATAAAATGGCAGATAGTAAATTATCAAACTTATCAGCAGTATCGGCAGTTGTAGCTACTGATGAGTATTACACTTCCCAAAGTAGTGTATCCAAGAAAGCTACAGCTGCACAAATAAAAGCATATACTAACGCAGGTGTTGCCTCACTAAGTACCTCCCAAGAATGGACAGCTCCACAAAGAGGTCCTTGGACAGAACAAGCAAGCGGCACTTTTACTTTTGCTACGGCTCATAACTTTAGAATTATACCAACAGCTAATGTAACAATAGCAAACCCCTCTGATATTGGAACTGCTTTAGGTCAAAGTGGTGTGATAATTGTTAATGCTGGAACTTATACGGTTTCGTGGGGTTCCTATTGGAAGTTTAATAATGGGGAAGTACCTACTTTTACAGGGTGGGTGTCGGTACCTTATATTGTAGATCATTCAACATCTATTGTTTGTGGAACTCCACAAGTAGATCTTTTAGGACTATAGGATGTTAAGTAATCCAACAGCATTAATGATACAAGGTGGGGAAGAGGGAGAACCTCCACTTAGTGAGCCTGCATCGGACTATATAGCCTACTACCCACTAACAGGTACGGCAGAGGATGTTACCACTGATTATGATGGTGTAGAGTATGGAGGATTGCAATATATTGATGACGTTGAGAGAGGAGGAGTAAGTAATTTTGATGGTATTGATGATTTTGTACTGATGTCCACAGACTCAGCTTTTGCAGTCAATACTACAGGGGAAATATCAATTAGTGCTTGGGTTAACCTTGCAACTATAGTAGGTGAAGATGATATTTTTTCAACGTGTTCTAATACTGTAGCTAGTTACTCTTATTTTTTCTATGTACAGGACGGAATACCTCAACTGGCTCAGTATACAGGGACAACTTGGCATCAAGCGATAGCTTCTAATGCAATCAGTGTTGACACTTGGTATCATATAGTAGGAACTATTAAAAATAGTGGAGAGGTTAGGCTTTATATAGATGGTACACTTGTTGCTAATGTATCAGCAGGTTCAACTACAGCTAATATTTTATCTGTAATCATAGGTAGAAGAAGGGCATACTTTTTTGATGGTAATATATCAAACGTCAGATTTTACAACAGAGAGCTAACAACAACGGAAGTAACGGACATCTACGAGTATGAATTAAATAATCGTTATATACCTGTAGATGAGGGGTTAATAGCTTATTATCCATTAGATAGAAACTCAATGGATAATCATTATAATCAATATGATGGTACTGACACAAGTATAACTTATGACGGAACGAGTGCTCTATTTGATTCAACCTCAGACTTAATAACAATGCCAGCTTTTCAAAATGCAATAACTGATCCTTGGAGTATTACTTTTTGGTATAAACCTACTGACTTTGTGCAGAACAGAACAATAGTGAAAGTCTTTGATAACATGAAATTTTGGCTTGTCGCAGACGTAGCTAATCCTAGTAATTACGGGGTGTGGATAAACAACCAAGCCCCTATAGATACAGGGGTAAACTTCACTAACGGTAGTTGGTATTTTGTATCGGTTACCTGTACATCTACATCATACTCTGTAAAATTTAATAATACAGGCGAACTGACGGGTTCATGTGGTACCCTAACAACAAACACGGATAATACAATAGGTCAAACCTTTGCTACAGCCAATATGAATATATCTAATTATCGAAGATACGATAAAGAACTTTCATCATCCGAAGTTACAGCTATTTATAATGCTGAAGTAGAACAACACGCATAAAAAAGGAAATACAATGTGGATAAATAAAAATATAATACCCTTTACAAAGATAATAAAACCTAGAACGGTAATAGTTGATGAAGTACAATACCCTAAAAATATCTTTACTAAGTGGAGTGAAATAGAGCTTAATGCTATAGGTTTATACACCGTAACTATTAGTGGTTATCCAAATAGAAGATATTACACTGCTGAAACTGTAGAGAATTTTGATACAGATACACCTTCTATAACTTATAACGCAATACCCAGACGGATTGAAGATGTACAAGATTTAATGATAAAAGATTTAGAAGCTATATCTGAGGATAAAGCAAAAGAGCCTATTCTTGATACATCTTATGGTTATTCTGTAAGAGGTAGTAGGGATGATTTAGATAGTTTTGAGAGAGGTAAAAAAAAGGGCTTACTTGAAATTAGAGATAGTAAAGGAAATAAAAGAACTGTAACATCTACAGAATTTGATGCTATTATAACAAAAGTAGAAGATAACGGACATATTCTATTTAATACTAAATGGGTTAAGTTTGATGTGATAAAAGCTTTTACTACAGTTGATGAGTGTATCTTATATGAAAGAACACCTTATGACTATGTTGTAACTGCGGATGATATAGTTATTGATAATGACCTAGTTGTCGGGGATGTAGTTACAAGATATAAAAACAATGTAATAGACTGGAGTTAAAATGCACTTATTTAAAGTACCTCTAAAAACGCTAAAAAACCACCTTATAGTACCGGATGGTTTCTGGGATACTTGGGAAGATGAACGTAAAAAGTGTAACGGTTGTGGTACAGGTTGGAATAAGCACCTGGTACCTAATACTATTTATGGACTTCTTATTCGTATTGCTTGTTGTATACATGACAAAGAATATAGAATAGGGGGTAATGAAAAAGATCGCAAAAGAGCTGATAAAAATCTACATGACAATATAGATATAATTATTGATCTATATGATAAGTGGTATTATCCTTCAGGTCTTGCTAAAATAAGAGCTGATGAATACAGGTTTATGGTAGATGTATTCGGGGATAACGCTTTTAATTATCTTGATGAGGTAGAAATGGAGCTGAGATTATGACGGGTGCGGAATTAGCTTACTTGATATTTAGTATCGTTAGTTTATTTTATGGGGGTGCTGTAGTAGAAGCCGAAACAAAAGGGGCTATTACGCAAAGTATAAATTATGAGATAAATGTAACTAAGTGTGAAAAACAATATCCAAAAATAATAATAACTGATAAGTAATATGATATACTTATAAAAATACAACATTAGGGTAAATTATGCCTCCAGCAGTAAAAAAAGGTATAGCTCAAACTATACTGGTTTTAATGGGTAGTACGTTCATTATTGGTTTAATGGGATGGATGGGCTTAGAGCTTGTTCAAAGTCATGATAATAATATCAAATCTGATCATGTAGTATTGGTTATAGATGAGATAAAAGAAGATACAAAAGCATTTATAAGTAGACAAGATGCTATGATGAGTTATATCTTTGAAAATCAAACTGATATTAAATTAATCAAAACAAACCTTAATCATTGTGTAGCTGATGTAGGTACTAATATAAAACAGATAGAAGCTTGTCGACAAAAACATTCTAAGGGTGGTCACTAATGAGTTTTAATTTAGATAATGTAGTAATCTCAACAAAAGAACATGAGGGTTTTAGGTCTTTACCTTACATCGACCCTTTAGTTAAAATGACGCTGCAAAAAGATGATCCAAAAGCTTTAGAGATAATAGAAAAGTATTTACCTCTTTTGAAATTAACTGCTGGGTATGGAACTCTTCTTTATTTTTCTGAGTTAGAAGGAACTGCACTAGTAAGAACCCGGCTTATACAAACGTATGATGAGTTAATAAGAAGAAAACCTATAGTAACCCATTTTCCTTATGCAGCTCAAGAGGTTCTAGTAGAGATGGCATATCAGATGGGTGTTTATAAGTTATTAAAATTTAAAAAGACTTTTGATTTTTTAATACAACAAGAGTATCTAAAAGCTAGTGTTGAGATGTTAGATAGCCTCTGGTATAAACAACTACATAGACTAGATATGTTAGATGGTACTGATAGCATTAATCGTGCTGAAAAGTTAAGTAAACGTATTGCAGCCCTAGAGTTACCTACTAAGTAGCTCTTTCATATCCTCAACAGATGTAATATCACTTGCTGAAATGCCTCCAGCTCTGTTAATCTGTTTTATATTTCTTTTTTGTAAAGGGCTTGTTACTCCATTAGGTTGTTTAATCTCAGGAGCTACGAATACACCTACAACATCTCGAGTTTCAAAAAGCTTTAATACTTCTTCTTTAGTCATAGGCACACAAGCTATAATGTCAGGGCACCCACTCTTGTTACCTTGGATTACTTTTATGGTCCACGCACCTAATGAGTGTAAATAGTCAGTTACTTTTTTTTGTCTTTTTGCCTCTAACATTATATATGTTCTCCTAATGTATCTAAATCAGCTATTATAGCTTCTAGTTTAGTTCTTATATCATCATCTTTTATATTAGATACTTCCTCTTGTAATTCTCTAATAACTGCACATTGTTCTTCAATATCCCCTAATACATCATCATAATATTCTTGTGTTTTGCTTTGTTCTTCTAAAGCTTCTATGTATTCAGGGTTAAACTCTGATATTTCATTTATTTCACTAATAGATAATCTAATAGAACGTGAAGGCACCCTATCTAAATATATTTTATATCTATCATTACCTATATGTTGAAATGTCATTTTAATACCTTTAACTTTTTATTTTTCTTATACCAACTAGCCGTAAAATCTTTTTTGTTACTCACAGCTTCATACACATACTCATCTATACCACTCACTAAGAAGTGTATAATAACCTCACTATCTCTAGTATGAAAATTCATTTGTCTACCTCGCACCTGTTCATAAGTAACAGCGTGAAAACCAAAAGAGTATATAACTAAATGCTCAAAATGGCTATAATCTACACCATCACTATTTTTACCTAATGATGCTACATGTGGAAATAGCTTAGATAGATGCTTTTGTTCAGGGATGTAGTAAGCTAATATCATAGTATTTTCAACATCAAAGTTATCTAATATGTATTTAACTTTAGGGATACTTTTAAATGAGTGTACTTTAGTTTTACTTTCATCAAAATCATCTACAGCATTAACAAACCCTCCAGATATTTGATGCTTCTTTTGTAGAAGTTTACCAGCAGTATCAGCAAGTATCGTATAATCATCTGGCAGTTCATAGAGTTTATCAGTATCTAACACATCATATATGCGTTGCTGTCTATGTGATAAAGGGATATGATGTAGTTTATCTTGTGCAAAGTATTTATGCCCCGCCTCTTCTTGAGTGATAGTAACTATTAGATGCTCTATATCTTTTTGAATCTTTTTAGTATTGCCTTTATCCCATCCCTTAGCTGTTTTTGGTTTACGTTTACGTTCATCATAACCTATTACTTTATTATAAGGTATACCATAATCCTTATGCCAAGCTGTATAATTCTTATATTGCACAAAAGGGCTTTTACAAGATAATGCTAAAGGACTGTATATACTAGCGTATGTCTCAGGTGTGGGTGTACCACTACTAAAAATAATAGGGGTGTAATAAGAGATAGGTAATATATCATTCCAAATAGGGGAGCGTTTTTTACCTGCATTTGAGATATATCTATGAAACTCATCAATTATGATTAAATCATATTCTTTTAACTCTAAATTCTTTACTTGATGAAAGTTAGTAACTGTACAAAATGAAGGGACTGCTTTTTTTATATCTTTTAAAGCCCCTTTTTTAGTTATTATTAGACAACTTTTTACATTAGCTAAAAGAGCAGCGTATACAAAAGCTAATGTTTTACCACTTCTAACCTCACCAGCTAATATAACTATTCCATATTTAACAAGTTTATCATATAGTTTACGTCCTGCTCTACGTTGATGAGGTTTTGGTTTCATTTTATTCTCCTGTACTCCCAAAACCGCCATCACGCTCAACATCACTATCTATACCAAATAGATACGACTTATGTTCTAGTAGAGTTATTTGAGCTATCTTTTGACCTTTTTTGATCTCTACTGGTTTTTTAGATTGGTCAGTATAATCTTGATAAAATTCTAAAGAGCCTAAAGGATTATGTAATCTTATCTTTATCTCGTCTTTATAATCTAAATCAATCACACCTACACCATTAGCAATTAAAAGCTCTTTAGCTAGTGAACTTCTTAGCATTAGTTGAAGGTAGTGAGAACTATTAAACCATTCTTTATACTCATCTTGTCGTTTAGTTGCTAAGTGATTAAAATTTCTTTTTATGTAATT